CCACCACTGGCACGGCGCCATCTGCTGATAGCCCTCGGGCACGTAGCCGGTGGCGATGTAGTGCGTCGCCGGGGCTTTGCCATCTGCACTGAGGCCGGTTTGCCACATGTGCTGCGGAGAGCCTGCGAACATGTCCGCAATAGCTCTGACGAGCGGGGCGTCGGCGGCTGCCAAAATCATTGTCCTGAAGACGTCGCTCATATCGTGATCCCCGTCTTCCCCGCCACCCACTGCTCCGTGGCGCTGATGTTGCCTGCGCTGACGGCGCTGCCTGCGATGATGAGGCTGTAAATATTTCCGTTTAGAAAAACACCAGGCGCAACAGTTGCCCCGCGGCACGCAATGTTTAGTATATGAGATCCAAAATTTCCAGACCCAGAGTCTGTGCCGCTTGTCGATGTAAATGTCTGGGCAACACCGTCCATTCTTAGCTTGACTTCGTTTGCCAAGCCGCTTTGTGCGCTATCAAAAGTTTCGGTAATCGCAGACGAATACGGGACAGATTTATTTGCGGTTTGTCCAGCTATTCCACTGCCGGCATTCATCAAAAAGCCAAAACCAGACGACGCTGCATTTGTCCCTTGTGCAACAGAAAAGCCGCCATTTGTTGTAAATGCGTTATTGCTAAATTCGCAAACGTTTTGCGACCCAGTGCCAGCGGCAATTCTCACCCCCGCAAACACCGCAACCTTATCGGTGCCCGACAGGTTCAGATTCGCAGGCGTGTACATCGAGTCATCGATGCCGTCGAAGCGCAGGTACAGCGGGAAGCCCGAGGTGTCGTAGGTGTGGGCGTCAGCAATGCGCTGGTAGGCCGGGACGGCGGCGCCGATGTTGGCGGGGCGGNNGGGCGGAGGTCGGCGCCCCAGATGTAAATGCCCGAGGTGCCGTCGCCGGTGTAGGAGCCTTGGTTATCGCCGGAAGCCGCGCCAGTAAACGGAAACCACAAGCCGGCAGTAGTGGTGATCGACACGGAACACCGATACCAACCGTTACCGGCAGCGGCAATAGCTGCAGAAATTCCGGCTTCTACTGTTCCAATGGTTCCATTAGAAAGATTGAAATACGCGCCTTTACCGGCAGCGTCCGCTAATCTGACATACGCCCAAGTCCTTGTTGCGGCTTTTACATAAACCGAATGAACAAATGTGGACGCTGGTAACGTAATGCCGTTATTGTCTACGCCATGCACACTATTCGCTGTACTTTCTTGAATAAAGTCAGCAGTGTTGCCACCAAGTGGGTCAAGCGTAGCCGTAGTGTTGGCAACAGAACCAGATCCAAAAGCGTTTATTCCGCGCTTTATCCAGTAGGAGTTATTAAACTCCTCCGAATACGTCAACAAATTCACCCGCGCCCGCAATTCCGGTCGTGCGGTGGTGTTGTTGGCGGCGATGGCGTGGTTGCCGTTACCGGATTTGTCCAGTATGCGGCCGACACTGACTGCGGCGCCGCCCCCCGGCATCGCGCACTGCGTCGTTCCTGCGCTGGTGGTGAACATCGTGCTCAGGTCGCTGGGGTCGTACCAAGCGCCGGCTACGGTGCCTCCGGCAAACAGCGAAGCGGGCGAAAACGGCGTGCCGAAGAACCGCGCCCGGTTCCGGCTACGGGTCAACGGCAGCATGGGTCAGAGTCCTCGGCCGGGAAGGATGTGCAGTGAGCCGGCGCTGCCGCCCGTGATGTAGGCCACGGTGTTGTCGTAGCGGCCCTTGGACAGCGATACCTGCGTGCTGGGCAGCACGGGGTAATCGGCCGTGGTGGCGGTCTGCGCGCCCTCGCCAATGCGGACGTAGGCCGTCACGTTGGACGACAGGTTCGTGATCACGACGTTCTCGGTGGCCACGGAAAACGTGGACGAGGCAGAGGTGCCGCTGGGCGCGACGGTGAAGCCCGTGCCGTAGGCCGGCTGGAACGAATCGGTCGTGGTGGTCATGTCGTGAACTCCGGTCAGGCGATGCGATACCACGAGTTCGTGGCTTGGTAGAACCGCATGCGGAAGAAATCCTCGGCCGCCAGCGTGGTCGGGTCGCCGTATGCGGCTGCGGCGCCGTTCAGCCCGAGCGTGAACGCCGTGATCTGCTGCGTGGTGGTGATCAGCACCTCGGTGCCGTCAGGCGTGCTGGTGTTCAGAGGCAGCGTCACGGTGCCGGCAGCCAGTGTACCCGCGGGTTGCAGCAGAATCCACTGCTGCTGCGCCACGGGCGTGGGCGCGGCGATGTTGAAGCCGGTAGCCGGCACGTAGAGGTTCGTAGCCAGCGTGGGCGCGGCGAACTGCTGCTGAAAGTACGCCAGCAGGGCGGACAGCGGCAGGCGCCGAGAGTCGCCGTTGTTTGGCGACCACACGGGGATTTGGTCGCCGCTGCTGGCCTGATCGAGCAGGGGAAGCTGGTTGATGGTCGCCATGCTGGCCTCAGTTGAGTTCGAGCAAGCCGTCGCCGCCGACCGTCACGCGGTCCACGGGTGCGGGCAGGAACGGGTCATCGTACACGCGCCACGGCTTGTTGCCGGCGCCTGCGGGCAGCGTGCCCGGGAACTGCTGCTCAGGCGGCATGGCCGCACGCGACAGAAGCGTGTTGTAGCCCTGCTTGGCGGTGGCCAGCGTCTGCGGCATGATGCCCTTGCCGTAGCCGGCAGCGATGCGAATGCCCAGGTTGGTGATGATGGCCTCATTGGCGCCGTCAGGCACGCCCGTCTCGGCGTTGATGTCGCTGTTCTCGGGCGAGCCCGGTAGCGGGTAGCCCAGGCGGATGCCCTTGGCGTTCCACTCGGCCATCATGGCATCGAGCCGGCGTAGCGCGGACTCCAGTTGCTGCGGCTGCAGGTCGAAGGCGTAAGCCGCCAGGCCCACTTCCTCGAAGGCGGCGTTCACGAACTGGCGCTTGCTGTAGCCCATTACAGCGGCTCCTTCATGGCGGCGTTGATGCGCCGCAGCAGCGCGCCGTCGGTGGTGCGCCCGTCGAACTTCACGCCGAGTTCGCGGGCTTTCTGCTCCAGTTCGGCGCGGGTCGGCGGGGCGTCGTCATCGGGCACAGGAGCCTCTGAAATCGGCGCGGTGAGCGCAGATACCTCCTCGGCCGAAAGAATCGCTCCTGCGGGCTTCTGGGGTGCTTGGAAGCGAAGCCACGGCTTGGCCTTTGCCACGCGCTTGGCCTGCGCCTTGTTCAGGCCGGCCATGAACGCGGGCTCACCCGCTGCGGCAATGGCCTCCAGCGGCGTGGCGTGGTAGTCCTGCGCGAGGTGCGCGTCGTACTCCTCGACGGAGTTGACGACCACATAGCCATACCGGCCGCCGCTGCTGTGGCGGTACGTGCCGGGGGCGTGGTAGACGAAGCGCGGGAATTCCATGCGTCAGGCCTTCTTGCGGGGCTTGGCAGTCTTGGCCGATTCGCGGAATGCCTCGGCCGTGGGCGCGCCCTTTGCGCCAGGCTTGCGCATTCTCTCACCACTGCCAGCAGCGATGCGCGCCCGCTTGGCATTGATGTTGGCGTAGAGGCCCGGTTTTGCCTTCACGCGCGCCCCCGCTTCATCGGCGGCGCCTTGCTGGGCTTGCCGGCCTTCTCGGCGGCCCTGCGCGCGGTGCTCATGGCAATCGCCACGGCCTGCTTCTGCGGCCGACCGGACTTCATCTCCTTGGAGATGTTCTCGCTGATCGACTTCTTGCCGTAGCCCTGCTTCAGCGGCATGGTGTGCTCCAGATGTGAAAACGCGGGCGGCGGCCGGGGACCCCCAACCCAAACCGCCCGCGCTGATTACACTGCCTTGTGTCAGGCGATGCGATAAGTGGCGAAGGTGTCAGCAGCGGTCTTATAGGTGCGGAACCGGGCGCTGGAGGTCACGGCAACGACGGCATTGCCGTTGATGTTGTTACCAGACGCAGCGTTGGTGATCGTCACCGTGTTGCTGCCGGTCGACAGGTTGACCAGCACCCAGTCGAAGTAGTCGCCCACATCGAACTGCGCCGCGAGATCCATGTCCGCGCCGTTGGGCAACAGCACGGCAATGGTGCCGCCCGTGGTTTGGGTCGTGGTGATCAGGCCGGACATGACTTTGGCAGTCGTCAGCGTGGCAGCCGAGTTCTGCGTGGTCGGGGTAGCCTGATAGTTGGCGCCGAACACCACGGGGGCGACACCGACCTGATATGCCACTTCGGCAGCACCAGCTTCGATCACCAGAGTCGCGCCAGAGGCATACGGCCCGAGGACCTTGTAGCCGCTGAACGTGGACTCCAGATCGTTCTGGGTCGGGTAATTGGGGAAGCCAACCTGCTCGAAAACGGTGGTTTCCGTCAGGGTGTCGAGCGCAATGCTCTGGCCGGCAGTCAGCGTCAGCGTGGCGGTACCCTGCGACGCAATGATGGAATTGGACATGATGTGATTCCTTCAGAAGTGGTTGCGACACGGGCCGGAGTTACCCGGCCCGCTTGTCATCAGGGGCTGGGGGGCTGTTGCCCAAACAGCAGGATGCCGGACATCTCGGGCTGCTTGTTCACGACGCCGAACAGCGTATCGAGACGATACTTGGTTTTCATCGTGTTGATGTCGTACTCCTTCTGCATCACCAGTTCGATGCCCTGGTCCGTCGAGGCACGCATCACGTTCGCGCCGGCATTGGTCGGCACGGCGTAGCGACCCGGCAGGATCTCCAGCGCGTCCTTCTGCCAGAAGCAGTTGATCGGCGCGGCCACGATGTTCAGGCGATCGATGGTGGCCGAGGCGTTCGGCGTCACCACGCAGTTCTGGTACTGCGCTTCGGCGTCGGTGCCACCTTGGTTGCTGATGATTGGGGGCGTGATCACCGAAGTGGTAGCGGTCAGACGCTGCACGACCCGAAAGGTCTTCAGTTCGCCCGTGTCGCTCTTGGTGATGTGATGCACCGCGTTCACCCCGCCGATGGTGATGGCATCGCCGGCAGCCAATTCCGTCGTCACCGAAGAATGAGTGATCGTCTGAAAGCGGTTGTCGACGTTGCTCGACTCGCCGGTCGGCGCGACCGTGGTGGCCACCGGAACCCAGTAGTTGGCAGCCGCGGCACGGGTGTCGATGGTCGGGTCCGAGCCGCCGGCCGCACGAATGCGGTTGGCGTAGTCGAACTTGTAGGTCTGGAACCCGGCGACGGTACCGACAAAGCCACGGCGGTAGGCCTGATCGCTAATCTGGTTGCCGAACGAGCGGGTTGCCGCCGCCAGATTGCCGGCCATGCCATTGTAGTCGCGGCTGGACAGCGCCAGATAGCGATCGAACGGTTGCACGCCCTGCTCGTTCATGATTGTGTCGCACAGCGCCACATCATCGTAGTCACCAGCGGCGCCCGTGACGGTGACGACCAGCGAACTCTGCAGAGCCGCCACGTTCATGATCGCGAGGTTGATGTCGCTGGCGAGCTTTTGCTTGGCGGCGTCACCGAGACGACCTTCCTGCAGAGCGTCGCGCAGTTCCAGCGCGTTCATGGTCCACGGCACCGAGCGCGAGAAACCCAGCGTCGCCGGCACCGAAAGCTGCGTGAAGTCGGTGAAGTTCAGCGTCTGGTCCATGCCGCTGAAGGACTGCGCGATGTACGGCATCGGCCGCCAGAGGACGTTGTTGGTGCGCTCCATCATGCTGCCGTCGGTGCGGTAGATGGAGACGTTGCGCGAAAGCACGAGCGCATCGTTGAAACCTTCGAGGATGTCCTCGAAAGCGACGCGCTCTTCCTTGGAAAAAGCGTTGGACATGGTGGCTCCTAAAAACGGATTGAGTGACTTGGTACGGCTTGCGCCGCGCTTTGCTACTCAACCCGTCTGAGCCGGTCGGCCGCTCTTGTG